TTTCTTCATCATAAGAAATGACATAGAGTAGATAGCATCATCCATTACGATAGTCTTAATGTGTAATGCTTTCTCGCTAATCTGTTGTAACAAGGTAGTGATTTGGTTGATGTCGTCTACTTCCATGTAATTTTTAGATTCTAGGTTGTAGAGTTTCTCAGCTCCTTTGAAAGGCAATTCTTTCCGTGCTACGTTAATAATAAAGGTTTCTTTTGGGTCTAGAGTCCTAATAGAGGTAGATTTACCTGTACCTGAAGGACCTACAATTGCGATTAGTTTTGATGACATATTTTTTATTTTACTTTGTTTTCTTCTATGTTGTCTACAATATCACCTAGTGTATCCCAACCAAAGTTGGCTACAAAGTGTACTGCTGCGTGGAAACAATTCATAATACTTTTCTCAGGGTTTTCTAACAGTTCTTCTCTCATAGCTTCGTTGTTAAAAAGCTCTTCTGACATCCATACAATGTATTCGTTTTCTTGTTCTTCTGTCCAGGTATGTTTATCATACCATTCATCTTCTTGAAAGTCTATAGTGTTGTAATCTACGTTGATTACTTCACACATCTTCCGTATGAGTTGTACTAAATAAGGGTTCTTTTCTTCTTCGATCATTTTTAATGTTTTGCTTTTCTTAAAAAATTCTCATAGTGATTAGCTGTAGGGCTATTCATCTCTTGGGGTCTAGGTAACTCTTCAAATTCTCCGTTAGCTCCATTAAAGTATAGACCGATGCTTGAGTTTTCTAAGCCAAAGTATCTATCTTTTAGGAATTTAAGGGATCTGTAGTGGTTACCGAGTAATGATACATCATAGCCATTGTGTGTGCCTATGTTGTATCTAGCAGGACTAAACAAACCTATTACTACTTCGTAGTCTTGGTGTACACCCTTATTGATGTGAAGCTCCTCCATTGAGGGTTCTAGCTTCTCTTCCATAAGTTGACCTTTGTAAGTGTAAGTTTGCTTTTCTGAAGCTGGTGTTTGTTGGTGGACGATTACATTAACCATCTTAAAACGCTTAGAAAATATATCAAGAACATAATCCTTAATCATAAAGTCAAACGTTTGATAAGACGATAACTTCATCTTAGTGTCAGGAGCTAGCTCATTAGATAAAAGACTAATATGATCTAATACAAAGAACACCCACAAGTCATCTGACTTATAAGTATAACCTGTTATTATACGCTTACCTTCTTCTATTTCTTTGTAGGTGTATTCTCCTATCTCAGGATTTTCGAAGTACGCTTTTACGTACTTAGCCATACCTGTGGGATTTCTGATATAGTCAACTACCTCTACTGATCTTTCTAGTGTGTTAATGAACTTCTCTCCTTGCTTTACCTTTTCTAATAGTTCGCTACTTAAAGTATAATTACCTACTGATTTAAGTTGAGATACACTGATTGTAATACGGTGTTTCTCATACATATACATAGATAGGAATGATAGCCAAAAGTCTGTAGCACTTTCCTCTAAGGCAAAATAGAAGATTTTAGGAACTATGTTTGTGTTCTGTGTCTTCTTCATGATGTTAAGAATAGTCATGTATTTAGCAAACTTTGACTTACCTACACCTGAAGCAGCAGTTAAACAAGTAATAGAACCTTTAGTAAATCCTCCATAATGTTCTGATAAACGAGGAAATGGAGGAGGGATAGCTGTTAAGCCACCTGTCTCTTTAATAATCTTGTTACCCTCAATCTGACTTATTAACTTTTCAAAGTTCATAATTAGAGGATTTGATGACTATTGTAAGCAGGTCCTGTACCATTTTTGAGTTCTTCACACCACTTAGCTAAGTCGCTTTGATCTACTCCGTCTACTTTCTTAAAGATAAAGTAACCACATTCTCTGATGAATTTAATACTTCCTTGCTGCTTAAGCGTACTAATATACAGATCGGTGGCTTGTGAGATTTCTTCGAGAGTGTAATCATACTCAGATAAAAACTTAATCAACCTTTTAACTACACTAGACTTATCAGTTGTTTTACCTGATACTCCTAGATTCTTAGCACTGAACTTAGAAATAAAATCAGCTAACCATGTAGGAGGGATACTTAAGTCTCTGTTAGGAGCAGTGTTTATGTGTGTAGTCTTTAATTTCTCAAGAGCAGATAACTCACCAACAGACTCAGTTACATCAAGATCTTGTAGTGCTTTAGGAGTCCAACTGTAAGTTGTTCCATTAAACAGAAGTTTCTCTTCGTAAATCCATCTGTCTATCATCTTTTCCTGTTTGGCTAGTGCCCATAGTACTTCGTAGAATGTCTTTTTCATCTGTTTCTTTTATTAAATTAAAGTTTACACCTGCAAATATTTCCTTCGAATTAATCTTAGGCGGGTCTACAAAGATAAGCGAATCTTCCTCTTTTTCCAAGTCAATTTGGTCTTCCAACCACATTTTTTTCATAAAAAGAAAGCCTGGATGTGACTCCAGGCTATCTCCATAGTGTTCTATTTCTGTCATTTACATGTCTGCTATTTCTTGGAAATCAATTTTTCTTTCCACACACTCTTTAATCTTAGATTCTACGTAATCTTGGTCTTCTGCAACTACGTTAAATACGCTTTCACAAGCATGACAACAAGTGTGTAGTAAAAGATCGTTAGTAATTACTAAGCCACTTTCATCATAACAATGAGGGCAGATGTCATCCATAATCATTTCATCCAGCAGATCCTGACTTATTTCTTTAATTGTAGGGAAGAAAACAGAATAAGACTTAAGTTCCTCTCTGATTTTTGGATCTGTGTATTCAGGATAGCATTCCATAATCCACTCATTGTAGGTTTCATACTCTTTGTCTTTTTCTAGTTCTGCTTCATCTATCATTTCAGAAGGCATTTCTCTGCTCCAATAAGTGGATTGTTTACCTACTTTAGATCCAGTAGAAGCTGATGGCTCAAAAGGATCTATAATTTTAGGTTTAGATTCTACCCAATCTCCAGCTACTGCATCATAGTACCAATCATTGTCATCATCATCAAACATATGAATTTGACGACCACCATAACCAAGAGGAATAGATGTAGATTTAACTTTAGATCCTCCGTAGGGAAGTTCTGACCTAGAGTATATAGGAAATGTAAGAGGAATGTTCCTTTCAGCAAGCATAGTAAGCATTTCATAAGCAAAGCTAAAAGCGTTGATAAGAAGACCTACACTAGCTATCTCGGTATCTGAGTGCTCGTTAAAGTAACCACATGATAAGTTATGTGAAGAAACTTTAAGTCCTCTTTTACGTAGACCACCGACATCAGTTGCTGTACCTGAGTTAAGAGTGTAACCATACTTCTCCATCAAAGGTTGGATTAGTTCATAATGATCGTGACTAAAAGTCTGAACTCCATTAGTAAACTTAATAAAGTCATTGGTGTAAGACCTACGATCCAGCTGAGTAACTACTAGTGAGTTGTCAAAGAAAGACATATCACAGCAATTAGTACCTACAATTCCTCGTTCCTCGCCATAAGGTAAGAAAACCTTACATACAGGCATCATCTTAAGCATTTGGATAGCAAAGCATACACCTACTGAATCATCGAGACCTAAGCCACATTGTTCACCTGTTGCATCATCAAAGCCAAAAATCCACTGATCTGTTTTAAAGATACGCATACCTACATGGTAATCTTGAGCTGTGTCATAATGACCTACAATAGTAGGGTAGAACTCAGCTTCTCCTTTAGTGCAATAGATATTCCCTCCCTTTTCTACTACTGTTACACCTTCTATCTTAGAAATCAATTCTACAAGCCAATCTTTCTTTAGTCTTTCCATTTCTGGTTGATAAGTAGGGCTTTGTTGATACATGATATCAAACAATAGATCAAAATCTACGGGGAAATCTCCTTTAATAGTGTGGTCTATACTTTCTAGTCGGTTAACGTAACTGCTAACATAAGATTTTGTCATTTTTGTTTTGTTTTAGTTTGTTTTTTAAATAAGGAATTGTTGTTCATCTTGTAGATCTTCCTCCATTTCTTCTGGTTCTAATTCTACTTCTTCTTCGACTGTTTCGTTAATCTGTGCTAGTGATGAAGATACTGAAGATACTGAAGATAATGAAGATCCATGTATATTTATACCTGAACCAGTAGAATTAAGATAAGTTAAAACTGGAATATGATTATATGTACCAGTTGTTCCAGAACTACTTGTAATGAATGTATAACTAGTTTCTGTTTGAGCAATTGTTTCTCCTAGAGCACGTGCTTGTGCTATCATTCTTATAGTTTCTTCTTGTGCTCTTCTGTCAGCTTCCTGAGAGTCATAAGCGTCTTCAGGGATATTTGGATCGTTCTTGTGATAGAAACCATTTCCGTCAGTAAAGTAAAAGTCTTCATCTAGAATAAAGTATCCGAAACCATTTTCATACTCTCTGAGTTGTTCGTCATTTATATGAGCATACTCTCCATTATTTAGTCTAAGAGATCTACATGTAAGAATCGTTTCTCCATTATAGGTTTCTACTGTGTCATCTTCTATAGTAACATAAGAATCGTCTGCTTCACAATAAATATAACAACTACTGCAAGCATAAGAATCTGAATGATCACCTGCAGTAATATAAGTTGAGTCGTCTTCGTTTATCTCATCTCCACAGATGCAACATTCTAGTCTTTCACTAGAGTTGTAGCGACTAAAACAACCTCCAGTAGATCTAAACTGCCAATATTCATCCCTAAGATGTTGGTTTGTCAGAAGCATTCTATGAGGGTCGTAGTTACAAAGAGTGTCTACATAAGGAAACTGATTAATACCTGTTAAGTCAATGTTTAAGGAGAAATTCCTATTTGATTGAAATAAAGTTTCATAACCAGCTCCTATTAGTGTGTTCTTAAGCAAGTTATGAGTCTCGTCATTTGAATAATAGATACGGTCAAACATAAACTTACCTTCGATATTCCACATAATAGAACGAGCAGCAATCTTATTTGATCTTTTAAGTACAGCCATCTTTACTTTCTCTGGGTACTTAGTGTAGATTTGAAAATAATTCCTACAGTTTTGGTAACGCATACAAGAATTACCTAAGGTACCTGAGTGTTGATAGTAATTATTTTCGTGATAAGCGTCTTTAATATCTTCTCCCTCGATAATCTGAAAGTCATACAAAGGATTGGAAACAGTAATCAAAGAGGCATATGCTTCTGCAAATGCAGTAACCTCTCTATCTGAATACTTGTCTGCAAATAACCTACGTACAATCTTACCTATGGAAGTGTGATAACGCTTCTTAAAGTTCCATACTTCTTTAACAGTCATTGAAGTGTTCTCAAATTCTACTGCTAAGAGTCTTTCCCAGTTATTTGAATTTAAAATAACACCATTAGTAGTTAACGTAAACGCATCTGCTCCTCTAGTTCTTGAGTTTTGAATACGTAATGTTCCTGCTTCGTGTGAAAGATAAGTCTGTTTAAAACTAAAAGAATAAGTTTTAGTTGGAGAATCGTCCCAGAATTCTTGAATAAAGTATACGTCAGCGTCTTCTGTACGTTCAATAGGATAAAATCTATCGCCTAGATGTCTTGCAGTCAACTTTAAGGTAAATACCATCATCATATCTTGTGCTGTAGAATCATCTGGAGTCTGTTCTCTGCTTCTACGTCTACTTCTCTGTACATAGAATTTAGCAACAGTTCCAGGACGAATCATCTCCATTGTAGTTTCTTGTCCTGCAAGTCTTTCTTCACGGTCTTTATCTAGATAAGAAATCTTAGTATAGTCCGCTTGAGATAAACCTAGATAGTTACAATACTTACCTTCTAAAGGAACATACTTAAGGTTTAGAATGTCTTCAGCTACTGCTTTTGCTTGTTCGCTACAGTTACTAGCAATTAATCTAGTTAAGCGAGTCTTTAGGTCTTTGTGTAATACAAATTTGTCTCTTGCTATCCTTACTCGTCTTTTAGGTAAGCTACCAAGTGAGTGAGCAGATACTTGTAAGGTATTTGCTGTTTCCATAAACTCCATTGAAAATGGATCATCGGGGATTAGAGCTGCAATTAGCTCCTGTGGTTCTTGTGGTTGTGAATTAGGCATATTTTAGTTGGTTTAGTTTAAAACAAAAAAGCACCCCTAGAGGTGCTTTCATTAAATTTTCTTCTTAATTTAAAGTTGTTCTGGTGTTTTTTCGCTGTCTTTTTTGTAACGATGAGCTAGCAGTAAGTTTTTTTCTCCTAAAGCTTTTTTAAATTCTCTGTCTCTTTCTTTCTCTGAGTAGAACTTGTAGTCTTCGTTCTTTTTCATTGTCTTTACAATCAGATGGAATTCTATGACTGTACCTTCTTCGCTTAACGTATACTCCATTATTCAAAGATAGCACATAAATCTACTACAATCCCTATTAACAGGGAGAATACGGAGACAAAGAGAAGAGAGAATGCGAAGAACTCGTTACTACTCATACAGTTAGTGTTCTTAAGCTTTCTTCCAATATTTTTACATGCTTTTCTCATTGATGTGCTGTTTTACTTCTTTCCAAAATAAAACTGCATTATGTACAGTTTTGTTGTTTAGATAATTATCCATATCTCTGTACTCAGCAATGATTTTATCTAGGGTATAATTAGCAATCTGCTTAAATCGGTAGTGGTCCATTTGAAAACCTAAAGTCTTCTTGATTTCCACTTCTATAGCTTCTGCTTGTTGTTTGGGACTCATGTTACAAATATAAGTTAGTTAAAGCTTTTCTGCCTTCTCTTCGAATCTATATTTTAACTCTTCTTTAAAAACCTCTTTGTAAAAATCAGAGAGTTGATATTGAGTCTTTAGTATAGCTTCTATGTGATCGAAGTCTAAGTCTTTAATAGGTTTGTAGACTAAGGGTTGTCTTCCGTCTATACCTCTAGTACCCCAATGAACAGCAGATCTTCTTGTTAAATGTGAGCCATCGTCATAGACGCTTAACTCTTCGTAAGTTCCTACATGTCTTCTAAGATAATCTGTTCCTCCATCTACCATAAGAACTTCTTTAGTAATAGTATCCTTATAAGTGTTATAATCATGACGATTATAAGAAGTAAGGATAGTACCATCTGGTGTTTTAATCCTGTTTAAAAGGATTTTGTTTTCCGTAGTCATAAGTTAGTATATAAGCTGGTTTAATTGTTGTTGTGATGCTTCCGTTGATGTCAACTGTTTCACTCCTACACTCAAAGGTTTTAAACTTGTAACCTGCTTTAATAAAGAAGTTAAGCGAAGTTAAGTTATTCGCTTTAACTCTTGTAATTACAGTTACAAAATCTTTTGTCTCTTCATAGATAGATTTAATAACATAATCTATGAGAAAACTTGCATAACCTTGTCTTTGATACTTCTCTGCTACATGAATAAAGTTAATACGATAGCATTCTTTTTTCTTTCTCATTAACATTACAGCTACTATATCTAGTCCGTCTTGGATAGCGTGTACTGTTAAATTAGGGTCGTTAAACGACTTTTCCGTAAATTGTACTTCAAAATGATCTGAAATAAACTGAAAATATTTAGGATCTTTTCTGTTGTAATAAGAAATTTGAGTTAGCATAGATAGTTTTAGTTTCGTGCTTATAGATAGCTCTTTTATAAAGCTCTCTGAAAGCAAATCTATTAATACCTAAGTGTCTTCCTGCTCTTTCATAGCTGTATCCTAAATCATCTCTTAAGATAAGGGCAGCATATTGTCTAGGAGTAAAACCTTTTAGGTCTAGTTTGAGAGGGGTGCTTTGATCGGGGGATGACATAAGTAGTTTTCTAAGATAATGTCGTTAATAGAACTACAAAAGATTCCATCTCTAACATGTACAGTGGGTAATGGATAGGGTGTCCTTGTAATCTGTTCTTGGGCTTGTTCAATATGATTGAGATAAAGATGAGTGTCGCCTAGGTTACCTATTAGTTGGTCAGGTATCATATTAACCTCATCAGCAATCATAGTTAATAATAAAGCATAAGAAGCGATATTAAAGGGAAGACCTAAGAATGCATCTACTGAACGCTGATTCCACATTAAAGAGATTGCTCTGGTTGGTATGTTAGCTTGAGTTAAAGCTGTATCAATAGTATTTTCTATTGCGTCTTCTAAGTTCACTTTTATGAATGGTACGTCTATTTTATTTTCAAACTTAGAGTTATAATTTTCTACTCTTTCTGCTCTACTCAACTCTCTTGTATAAACTTGAAATCCATAATGACAAGGTGGAAGAACCATATCTTCAAGAGCATCTACATTCCAAGCACTAACCATTAATCTTCTAGAGTCTGGATTGTGTTTAAGATTATAGATTAGACTTTTAATCTGGTCAATTGAACCTCCTGCTAAGTCTGTTGAAGGCCATTTTCTCCACTGAGCACCATAAATAGGACCTAACTCACCGTATCTAGTAGCAAAGTCAGGATTAGTCTTGATTTGTTCTGCAAACTCTTCTATAGTGTAAGCATGATTATCGTCTGGTCTTGCTTCACGGTAGGCTTTGTAAGCGTCTCCTGTCCAAATATTACATCCGTTATCTAATAAATACTTAATATTTGTATCTCCCTTTAAAAACCACAGCAATTCAGTTACTAGTGTCTTCCAAGGCATCTTCTTAGTGGTTAAGAGAGGAAATCCATCACTCATTCTATGTCTGATGGTGTAGCCAAAGATTGACTTAGTGCCTGTCCCTGTTCTATCAGACTTCTCTACTCCGTAATCTAAGATAGATTGAAGTAGAATTTGGTATTGTGTGTCTATGCTGTTCATCCTTTAAAATCTGAGTACTTAAGTCCCCACTGTACGTTAACCCACATCATTTCTTTCTCGGCTAATCCCTTATTTATTTTTAGTTTTTCTCTAAGATAAGCGACTCCCCACTTTCTCCATTCTTCTGCTTGTGCAGTAGTCATAGTCCAATCGGTAAACCAATCGTCTTTACGGTTTTTAATGTCATCAAATGTAACTTCATGACCTGCAATAACAAACATCTGATTGATGATGTCAATCAACGCTTGTTCTCGTTTTTGTTCTCTACTCATTCGTTTTGCCATAATTCGTAAATGCTATTTGTTGTTGCAAACTTAATGTAGTTTTCTTTCTGTTCCAAGATCTCTGTAACAGTAGTTGTCATCCAGGTATAAGATATTCTTTGAGGATCTAAGATAAGCGACCTACCTACTGCAGCTTCATCATGAAGTTCTTTAAAGGTGCCATCTTCGTTCCATTCAATCCATCCAGCTTTGTGACCTACGTTAGATAAGCCATCTCTTTCCCTGACTAACTTGTATCTGAAGAGATCCTCTACGTTTAAGTTTATTTTAACTTGTTCTATTTTGCTCATATGATTAATATTTAAATAAGAATTTTAGACATCCTTTATAGATTAGTAGTCTGCATATCCACTTAGGTAACCAACCAGCCATATACTCGTCTGTCTTAGTTAGTATGTATACTTTGTAGACTTCATCTCTATCATGGTGATCTTCACTCTCACTGAATTCAATAGTAGCCCACTGACCTCTAGCCCTAAAGTAGAAATAATGTTTTAAGAACCAGCCTTCTGCTTGTACTGGACAGTTACCTGCTGGTTTATATTTCCATTTGATCATCTCTAAGTTGTATTAGTTCTTGTTTTATTTCTTGGTACATTTCTATTACCTTTCTGTTTTGCCAAGCATGATGTTCTAATGCTTCTATAGTCTTGTCTACAGAAATTAGAGAGCAAGTAATTGCTTCATTGTACCTTCTCTCACAACTTAGTAATCCTTCTTTAAGAGAACCATTGTTAGGCAACTGATAATAAAAGTCATTAATCAGCTGCCTAGCTGGTGTTGGGTTAATAATATCTTCTAGCATGATTATCTTACATCAATCATTTAATTCTACATGATTTACATTGGTCCATTACCTCACTCTTAATAAGTCTACACCATCCTTCTATGCCTTCTTGATGCTGATAGAAAGGACAAGATTTAATCCAGTAAGGGAATAACTCTTTTTGCTGTGCGTTCTTCTTAAAGTCTGGAACATAACAGTAAGGAGTATTCTTAGGGATTTTCTTTTTTAGTTTCCTAGGGATTCTCATTGCTCACCTCCTCCGTAGGTTTCGTTGTAGTGTTCATCAAAATCTACCCAAGCCCTAACCATATTGCCACCTCGGGAATCTAAGTTGTCCATAGACTTATCCCAAGTTTTTCCGTGTTGTTCCTTCTCCATTTCTTTGGCTTGTTTCCAATCCGCAACGGTTAACTCTCTATTATATGCAATTTCCCACAACCACTCCACTGCCGTCTGTTGTTTATTGTTTGTCATTTGTTACCTCCTTGTATTTTATTACGCATCCATTTTGCACCTTCTATAAATCCTACTTCTAAATAATTCGCAAAATCAATAGGAAACATTTCTACACTGTTCTCATAAGATTGCTTTTGTTCTTGGTATTCATTGTTTGATTCTTGTTCTATCTCCTCATCAGTTGGCAGTTCGATAGGTGTTATTTCATTTATAAGATAGTCAATATTTAGTGGTGCTGAATTGCCCATCTTAATTAGCATTTGTCTTACTTGTTCTTCTGTGTATAGTTTCATTGCTCACCTCCTCCGTAGGTATTATTAAAATGTTGTTCAATGGTATTTTTGACATCAATTCCTTCACCCAATAAAGGGCCGTTGAAATACCAATCCTCGGTGAAGTTGATTGTTCTTTCCTTCTCCATTTCTTTGGCTTCTTTGATTTCTTCTTGATGGTCTATGTAAAAAGTAATTGCTTGTGGTATTCCTAACTTCATTGCTAACTTTCCACATAGAATGTCCACTGCCGTTTGTTGTTTATTGTTTGTCATTTCTTATCTCTTTTATAACTTGTTTGTTAAAATCAATAGCAAAATCTCTTTCTAATATGTTCACCATTGCTTGTTCTGCATCCAATTTACCGTCTACTGTTGCCATTTCAATACATTCATCAGTGGTTTTTGATGACCAATATATCATATTTTTTAAAAAAACATCTCCCTTTATTTCCCTACCCATAACTTATTCAAATATGTTTTTTATAAATGTAATTTCTTCAAGGTCATTATAATTATTTACGACTTTTGTTAATTCATCTTGGTCATACTCATAAACTCTTGACAATCGTTCTTCAAAGTAATGCCATACATTATTAAACCATAAGAATTTACTTACTCCATTTACTGTTTGACCGATGTCAAATACATCTCCGTTGTTAAGTTGTTTATTGTTTGTCATTGTTTGTGTCTTTAACCCAATAAAAATCTAGTAAGGTTCTCATAAAGAATCTCTTAATAAAGTTAGGCTTGCTATGTGTAGCAAATGCAATAGTATTTACCATAACTTTAGTTGATAGGCAATACCATCCTACTGCCTTTTTTGGTTTTGGTTGAGCAATAGTTGTTTCTATGTCTTCTAACCACTCTTTGCTAGTTTGTTTCATTTTCTTTTAGTTGTTTATTGTTTGTCATAATATGAATATACG